CCAATTTCTTAATATGGCTGCACTATTTGCTTCAGCTCGTAGAGTGACTCCTTTCTTTTAAATCTGTTGCATTATTGCTATTTAGTTAGCACAGGATTTAGCCAAATGGCTTTCACCCTTACTTCTCCCGTTACGGGAGCAGCCCAAACTGGTTTTACCAGTCCTACGTACACCCATGTTGTCGATGTGGCCCCCGACTCGAACGGCAAACAAGTTGCCGTAACCGCGTTGGGTGGCACGCAGACTGGCGTTACTATCCATTCTGCGTCAAACCCGTTCACTTGTAACTTCGTCAAACCTAAGGCCTTTAAAGCCCTTGGCCAGCCGAATCCAAGCACGGGTCTAATCACATCGGTACCGCGTAATGTGTATAAGTTTATCACTCGCAAGGGTGTTACCCCTGCCAGTGGACAGCCTTATACCACGATGCTCGTTACAACGACCATCGAGGTGCCGGCTGGAGCCGATACATACGACGCGGCGAATGTTCGTGCGGCCCTCAGTATGCATTTCGGATCAATAGCTCAGCAAAGTGCTGGTGCAGGAGATTCGAGTGTTACTGGGATTATTTAAAAGTCGCACACGTTACTACACGCGCTGGAATTCACCAGAGCGTAAACGTTACATTCGCAGGAGAATACGTAGATGGGCCCTTGCTCTCACGCTCTTTTTCTTCATCTTGCAACAGATCTATCTGGAGAGTTACCTTCCGTTCCAGGCTCTGTCCTCTTTGATTCAAATCAAAAGATAGAGCCTTGGCCGGGAATAACGACCAGAGAAGTTGCAGCACTCGCTCTTCGTTCTTCGCTTCTTAAGAAGTTCGAAGGTACTAAATCGAGTAAAGCCGATAGTTTGGCGCTGCAGAAGTTCCTCGAGTCTAATGCACGTTGTGCTGGATTCGTAAACTACGATCGAACCAACATCACCGATGTAGAGGAAATTGCTCTAGGTGAGTTACAGGAGGTGTTTTACTCCTTCTTTTATCTGGAGAACGATAGATGTATCCTTGATGTAGAATCTATATCAGAGAACATCGCCGTTGGACCAGGTGCTTCGGTCGGAACCACTGGGGATAGCTTCTATCATAAGATAGGAGCATCTCCAATGACGGGAACTTCACGATCTCTTTATACGCTTTATCAGCGTATGACTGCTAAGTACGCCCTTTGGAAAGACACCGAAGAACAACGGGTGCTCCATTACGGGGACTTTAAGCACGTGCAAGGTAATAGTCTTTCATTTGTCCCGAAGACTGCGGACATTTCTAGGACTATTTGTACGGAGCCTCTTCTGAATATGCTTTTCCAGAAGGGAATAGCTGCAGTGTTCGAATCTCGTCTGAGGGACAGGTTTGGTATTGACCTGACAACTCAGCCTGACAAGAACCGCATGCTAGCCAAGATTGGATCCGAGACTGGTGCCTTTGGCACCATTGATTTATCAAGCGCCTCTGATTCAATCTCCAATGGTCTTCTTCGACTTCTCATGCCGAAGGAGGTCTTGTCTTGGTTAAACGAGACAAGGTCACCGTTGGTTAAGCTACCTGATGGTAGCTTGCTTCCGTTACAGATGGTGTCGTCCATGGGGAATGCATTTACGTTCCCTCTTCAGACGATCCTGTTTGCTTCTGTTGTTATTGCCGTGTACCGTACTTTAGGTATACGACCCATTTATCCCCGAGATGGGGAGTTGGGTAACTTCGCCGCTTTTGGAGATGACATTATCTGCCATAGCGAAAGCTATGGCCTGGTTGTGTCAATCCTTAGGAGGATTGGTTTTTTAGTCAATAGCGACAAGAGCTTCAACGACGGGCCGTTCCGCGAATCCTGCGGTGCCGATTTTTGGCACGGTGTTAATGTCCGTGGCGTATACTGCCGCACATTGGACACTATGCAGGACCGTTACTCGCTACTCAACAGACTCACCAACTGGAGCGCAAATCATGCGATACCGCTACCAAACACCTGTGATTTTCTTCTCAAGTCAGTCCGGTTTTTGCCGGTACCAATTTGGGAATCGGAGGTTGCAGGTGTCAGGGTGCCGTTTGAACTCGCCTCAGGAGTTAAGTTCAGTGATCGTTATCACGGCAGTGTACTTTATGAACGGTACACACCGAAACAACGGTCGCTGAGTCTCCTAGCTCTTGGTGATCGCCCTCATGTTGCACGAAGGGTAAGGCATAATCCCCCCGGCGTGTTACTGAGTGCTGTAGCTGGTTACCTTCGGGAAGGACGAATCGTATTAAGACAACGAAACGTCCGTTACTTAAAACGTCTCGCGGTGGCTCCATGTTGGGACCACTACGATCCGTTGCTGACTAATCTTACGTCAGCAGGGTGGTGGAGATGGGTAACCGTCTTCACCGCGTTAAACATGAGAAGAGTTTAACGCAGACCCGGGCCGAAAGGCCTACCTCGGGA